AGCCGGACGGTCAATACGGTTGCCGATCAGTGATGCAGACAGGCGACTAAGGTCAATCACCGGAGAGATGAGCTTAGATGACGTAGACAGCGTGGCTTGCAGGTCCAGAGACGATGCGCTTGCCATGTTAGCAGTCTTGTTGGTAGCACCCGCAACGAGGCGAGGAGTAGGATACTCCATGTTCTCGTTAGGCATGATCACGCCGTAAGATGCATCCTTGGAGTATGCAGTCTCGGCACCAGCCAGAGATCGGCCCGTAGTCGTCTTGGCAGCCCAGTTAGAAGAAGCTTGCGGTAGGACCATCTGGTTGACGTTGGTGAACAGAATGTTAAAGCGGTTGTCCTTGTCTACAAAACAGTTGGACTGAGCCACAGTACCAGCAGCGGTAGAGTTGTCACCTGTGATCGTAATCGTGAAGCTGTCGGCATCCGCACCATCCACAACAGTATGAGTAGCATTGATAGAGCCAGCCGCAACACCGTTCACAGCCACAGCGCCACTGATCGTAACCTGAGACGTACCAGACACAAGGCCGTGATCCTGACAGAACACACGCAGGGTCGGGTTGGCATCAACATTGGTCGTCTCGATAGCAGACACAATCCCCTTGAGCGGATCAAGGGATGTGAAGGCGGCAGTAGCAGAGCCCGGCGTAAACTCGGCACGCTTCAGGCGGAACATCATGTCCCGGCTCTGGTCCGGCGTCCATGTAGAGCCGTTCTGCGACTTGAAGAAGGAACCCATAGAAGGTTGCTTCATGATACGATTTGTTGTAGAGCCAACTTCGAACTCGGTCATCACGCCGGTCCACACATTGTAGGCATCAGACTCTGCCAGCAGAACCACAGCATACTCAGTGAAGCCGTTCAGATAGATCGGAGCATCAAAGGCAACATTGGTGATCGTACCGGCAGTGTCTTTGTCTGGGTTATCAGAGACGTTGACATCAGCGGCAGCAACAAACTTACGAGCGCCCGGCAGAGGGAATCCATTAGGGATACCGTTCTGCATGCCTCGGATTTGAACCTGAAGCGGAACCCGGCTATCCTTGGACTGCATGAACAAGTCCACAGACGTAATGAAGCAGCCCTCGGGGCGTTCAATTACGAAGGACTGTGCAACCGGGTCAATGAAGCGCACAGGAGGACGAGGCGGCGGCGGTGGGAAGATCGTCGTAACGCTGGTCTCTTGAGTCTCTAGCGTACCCTGAGCCGTGTACGAGGCAAAAGCTTTGGAGATAGAGTTAGCGTCTGTCGTGGAGTTCCAGTCACGAACTTTGAACTCTCGTCTTCCAGACCGGAAGCGCAGGCTAGATGTGTTCGGCACATAGAAGGAGCCTTCGATTACACCGGCAGCATCGGAGATGAGGTTGGCAGAACCTTCGGGGTGACCTGTCAGGCTTGCGGTGTTGTCTACCGTACTTTCCGATGTGGTTGTGGCCACACGGACAAAGGTTTCTTCCCGGCACCAATCAGATACATCCACATCGTCAAACAGGGGACGGTGACGCATGTTCGGCAACAGGCCTTCGATCTTGAAGAATACCTTACGAGAACGGATAAACGGCAGCAGTACCACAGAGACTGTACGAGTCGTCGTGGTACGGCGCACTCCACCCGGAAGAGTAATGGTAGTTGTACGAGGTGTAGTCATTGTTTATCCTTACCAGATGTTCTGAAGACGTGCATCTTCGAAAATTCTCATGCCCCCACCACGAAGACCCGCCGTTTCCTCATTCGGAATGCCGGTCCAGTTCCAACGCCAATTGTCGAAGTTGCCGCCCTGATTTGGATCGACGGCTCTTGTTTCACGGATTGTGCTGGTGGTTGTTGCGGTGTTAACGTCTCGCCACTCATCGGTCTCAGGGGACAGGGTGATGCCACCAGTGTTGGTGATTACATTGTACGGGTTAACGTTGATCGTAGAAGATGCCACGCCCTGTGTGATTTCGTTCTCTTCCGTGTAACTCATGAGCAGGAAATCTCCAACAACAGTTACCCCCGAAGAACCAGATGCCGTATAGCGAATTCCAACATTGTACTCATAGAAGCCGGGGCGAGTCTCTCCAACTCTTGGGTCCACAGCAGCCCGGTGTTCCCGAGAGCTGAAGTCCGTGAAGGTGAAATCCTTGAAGTTGTCCACAAAGAAACCGGACTTGAAGCGGTTGTTACCGTTAGCGTCCAGTACTTCCAGAGTAGCAGTGTCGGACTCAAGAAGGCTCAGAGTTGTCCATTCTTCAACACGGTCAATACGATCTTCAATCCTACCGATGTCCCGCATCGTGTAGCGCTTGTTCTCGATGAATGCCGGGATGACATCAGATGCATCGATGGTACCGGCGAACAGACCAAGGCGATAGATGCCCATGGCATTGTCGGGCGGGTTAGGGGCCTGCGGATTCAGAGCAGCAGCCCCAGTCACCGAACCGAAGTTGCCTTCTGCATCAATATATAGCAAATCGATACGAGGCACATAGTAGGTCACGTCTGCCTGAATAGTCTGGTTGTTCTGCGGCAGCTCGTTGATAGCACCGCCAGCACCAGTGTAACCAGTCTGAGCGTTGTTTAGCTTGGGGCGGAAGTCAAACACATCTGCCAAGCGAACTTCGTCGCCGTTGGCCAGAGTGTGCTTCGGAATATCGCCGTAGCTATAGGCCGGATCGGACACGAGTGTGTTGTAGCTGTCTACGTTGAAGTAGTCACCAGAACCGTGTGCGAAGTACTTGAACGTGACCTTGACGTTACCAGACGGTGCGGGCTGATTAGCCTTGAGGATCAGCTGGCCGTCCTGATAGAAGTTGTCACGCTGGCCATTGTCGAGGTCATAGCGATCCGTAATGTCCGCATCCGAGTTGGCAACATCCTTGATGGAATCAATAGAGAAGATGTCGCTCTCGCCAAGATCAATGTTAGCAGAGCCCGGAGACGTTACTACTTGGTCCGTAATCGTCGTCAGAGTCTTTGTACGGGCCGTTGTGGTTGCGGTGGTCTTGTCTGCATATGCGATGAAGGTGTGGCTTGTAGAGGCTGTCAGGCCGCTTACAGCGATGGTTTGAGCGCCAGTAGAGCCGTACCCACTCGGAGTAACAATAGCACCCGTATCGTTACGGACAACGATCCAGTCGCTGGTGTCTTCCCATGTGATGGATGCAGACGTGGTGTCCAGAGTCACATTTCCTGAGCCGTCAGTGGTCTGCGTTTCAGAGCGCTGAATGCGTACAGTAATGTCTTCGATAGATTGAACACGAGACTGCGGGATATTGAACAGAAGGCTATTGCGATCTACGTCATAGACTTGGGCGCTGTTGCTAGTCAGAGCAGAGTCGTCTTCTCCAACCAGAGTAGCAGTGAAGGTGCCGTCCGTAATCGTGCGCACAGCATTGAACCCATACCCAGAGTTCATCTGGATGTCGAACAGGTATACACGGTAGATAGAGCCGGACTCAAGCTCAAGGCCACGGACACGAGCCGTACCACGAGTTGATGTACCGGAGTCACGCAGATTCACAGAGCCGAACTCGTCAATAGGAGCAGCGCCTGTAACAGAGTTAACACGGATGTAGTTGCCAAAGTAAGAAGAGGTCTTACCGTTGGCCTTAACTTCTGTGCTGAGTGCCTTGTCAATATCAATAGAAGAGGACAGAGACTTCTCGATCTCGTAGCCCCGCACATATGCCTTACCCGGATCAAAAGTCAGGGTCAGCTTGGTGTCATCAGATTCATGTTCAGCCACAGACAAGATGAACGGATCGATGGTGTAGTTGCCAGACTCGTCAAATGTACGGCGGGCCATCTCGTCACCGATGATGGCATAGGAGCTACGGTCTACCTTGTCAACGATCTCTGCATCACGCAGAGTAACCACGGTGAAGTAGTCATCATCGGCTTGGATGTCGTCACGCTTGATCAGGTTCAGGGCGTACTTGAGACGATCCGCACCCGGAGCATTGAAGTTGTTGGTGCCGTTGGCATTGTCCAGCAGAGAGCTGTCGGTGTCAGATGTGACAATAGACTCAACAACAGTCAGGCCGATCTCTTGGATTCCAGACGGTACGCCATACTTCTCAACGATCAGAGACTGAGTGGTCGCCTTGACGAAGAAGCCACGGGTAAAGTACCAGCCTTCTTGCAGGTCAACCTTTGTGCCCACTCCGGTACCAGAGGCGTCCACCGTATAGGAGCCAGAACCAGAGATAGGATTGGTCCATGTCAGAGTTTCGCCGTCTACAAAGCGGCCACCATCAGAGGAGCCACCACCAGTGTACTTGATGTACAGAGTGTTGGGGTCAGAGTTCTCGGCAGCAACAGTCTCGATCAGCTCAGCTACCAGACCAGAAGACGAACCCACAACAGTAGCGCCAGCCACAATAGCCCCGAAGGAGCCGTTTGTGATCTTAGCGTACTCGTAGTTGGTGTCAACAGATACACCAGCAGCAAGCACAGCTGAGCCATCCAGAAAGATATTCTGTCCGAAGCGCTTAATTTGCTCCTGAAGAATGCTTTGCTGTTGTGTAAGCTCACGTGCCTGTACCGCTTGGCTGGGGCGATACAGGATACGGTGAAACCCGTTATCAGAATCGTAGTCGTCGAAATACGGCGCTACTGATGTATCTACGGCCATTGGTTATTCCTTACTTATTGTATCCCAGAATGCTCAGGACATCTGCTTCGAATGCGGCTTCGATGTGGTCTTTGACTTGAACGCTTTCTACAAAATCTTCTTCGTAGCGAACCATCCAGCCTTCAATTTGCTCAAAGTGCTTGAGCTTCAGTACTACACCCATGGTCTCTCCAACCGGGTTAGCGCCCTGATTGTCAGTGGCCCATCCAACAAGCCTAATTGCCGTATCCACCACTTTATAGTGGGTCTTGTTCATGATGTCACCGCTATGAGTTACGGTGCCTTCTTTCTCGCCGGACTTGATTCGGTCTAGGATTTCTTCAACTTCTTCTGGCATCATCTCAACGGCCTGCCAATTATAGTCACCACGGGACTGCTCAATTTTGATAGCTTCGTAGTCCTCAGCATTCTGACTGACAGTGGTGATCAGTTCCTTGTACTTGAACTTTAGTGGTTTTGGTGATCTCATGTGCATGACGTTTCCTTAGAATTGAATGACTAATTTCAGGTCTTCTGTTTGGTCGATAGCACGAGAAACCGCAACACGGTTTTCAATGTAGTACATCTGACCAGAATACTTATCCACTTCACCATCACGGTCAGCGGAAGAAGCAGCAGCATCAATAGAGCCAGTAGAAACGCCGTCACCAGTCAGGACTTCACCATCGGTAAAGGCCGCAAACCCAGTCGTAGCGTTCTGGTGGAAGTAAAGAGATTCCGTATTGGAATCGTAGTAGTCGATCACAGCCTTGGCACCAGAGGACTGGCCCGTGATGGTGTCATCGATAACCCAAGTGCCACCCGCAGCCACGAGGTGATTGCGCAGCACGATACCGGTCGTCTCGGTGAATGACTCACGAGGAGAAGACAGGTCAAGAGGATTGTTGATCAGCATAAGCTGACGATAGTTGTTGGCCGGGATGAAGTCGCCGTTAAAGCCATCAGCCGGGTTCTCGTCGCCCTCAAGAAGCACGTTGGCCATGATGTAATATGAGTTCATGTCCACGGTAGGATCGTAACCGAATCCGCCCTTCGGAGACGTAAAGCGTACAGTCAGCTCGGCATCCGTACCGGCAGTGGTCGTGGCCGGGACAGCAGCGGCTTCGTTATAGCCATAGCCAGCGTCATCGATAGAGATGGAGTTCTGAAGGACGCTACCGGTCACGGTGCCTGTAGCAGCAGCTTCGAACCCATCACCGGAGATGGAGATGGTCATAGCGCCGTTGGTGTAGGACGTACCGCCATTGGTAACATCGATAGAATCGATCTCACGGCCTTCAGCAGTCGGAGCGACAACGGCTCGCAGGACAGCAGCAGTGGACGGAGAACCACCAGAGACGGATGCCGTGGCGTAGGTGTATCCAGAGCCGATGTTGGTAAGGGTGATACCCGTAACGACACCAGCGGTTAGAGTTGCGGTCGCAGCAGCACCAGTGCCGTCACCGGAGATGGTAACAGTCGGAGCGCTAGAGTAGCCCGCACCACCATTATCGATTTCCAGATTGTGGATAGCACCAGCAACGGCATTGTCCGCAACATTGGAATCACGGAAGACCGGCATGAAATCGTTGGTGAGGAACTTGGACGCCTGTACAGCAGAAATGGTGTACATGTACTTCCAGATGTAGCCGTCTGCGCCAGCCGTAGGTGTGACAGAGCCACGGTCGGCCTCAAGTCCACTACCACCATCATCAACGCCAATCGGCTCTACCGTAGACGTACCAGCACCAGCACGGAGACAGAGGTATACGTTAAAGTTGGATTGGTTCAGGACATAGTATGCCTTGGTGTGCAGGTCTGCATCGGCATCGTCATATGCGACGTAGGTATCACCGGCAGTCCAGTTGTAGCGAGGAGCACAATGCGCAATATCCGTCACCTTCTTAACGGATTGGATTGCATGGCGAGCAGAAAGCTCGTCTTCATAGTCAACGTCTGGGGCAGGCGGAAGGGACTCGTTGTCCCAAGCTTCAGAGCGACCAATGGCCAGATACAGTTGATCCGTGCCTTCGTCGATCCGACGCTTGGCTCTGCGAAGGTTTGCAAAGCGAAACTTGTTAGTGACAATAGCAGTCATGGTCGATCCTTAGAGTTTTAGTTCTGTTGTATTTATACAGTTAGATTATGGTAGTGAGATTTTCTTGACATAAATCCGCTCAAAAGTTGCGGTCTGTCCACTACCCACAGTATCACTAATGTAGGCAATAACATTATGTGTGGTCTGGGTGGCAGTGAAAGTAACTGCAACACGCTCCGAGCTTCCAGATGTCCCTGTTACTCCTGTGCCAAAGACGTTGCCGCTCGCAATACTTGTCCCACTGGCCGAAGTATTTACGGACAGGCTGGCTGTACTGTTGGCAGAACCATAGCAGTCAGCATAGGCAACATATGTCTCACCAACTACACATGGAATAGACTGGTAGATACGAGGAGTACCGCCACCATCCGTGGTTTCTGTGATGGTGCATACACCACTCGCAACCACAGCCGTGCCGTTGGACAAAAGGCTAGATGACCAGCCAGTCAGGTCCGTGGTGAACTCACCGTTGCTGATCAGGTTAGAGGTGAGGATACGAGCGGGCTTCTGGTTTGGAGCCTTAAATGTGCGGTTAATGCCCGGATCGTTGATTTCGTTGATTTGGATATCCTTCAGCTCACCAATGGTGTGGGTGGACACGAGGATGTTCTTATTAACGGATTCCAGTGAGTATGCATCATCGCCATCCGCAACAACTACCTTCCAGTACTTGCGGATGAATTGAGGGAAGGTACGCATGCGGTGATCGATAGGTGACACATCTGTGTTGCCCACCACAAAGTAGATCGCCGCAGTGAGGATGAGCAGGTTGGCATCCCGAGTCTGGAAGCCGGGCACGATCATCGGAGAGCGAGCACCAGAACGAGTAACAGCACGATACTGCTCAAACTGAGCCAGACCTTCGATGCGAACTTCACCAAACAGGTTCCAGCCAGCCGGGTGGGCTAGCTCTTTAAACTGCGGCCCCCAGTCGGCAATAGAAACGCCAGAGCGGACAAGGTAGGAGTAAACTTGATAGAAGGTTGAATCCTGAATGACCATTGTGGTCTCAGAGATATGACCCTGCTGGTCTTCATATCGCTGAGCATCATTGTCCCAGTTACCGTCAGATACACGCAGCATGTTGTCCTTCGGATAGACAACCTCGGCCTCTGTGTTCAGGAAGAGGCGGAAGTAGGCTTCGATGGCCTCTTGGTTACCCTTGGACTTGAACCACATGTGGAAGAGCTTCAGCGCATTGGCATCGGTCAGAGTGCCAAGGTCGGGGAAGCCCTCGCCGTACTCACACATCATACGCTCAACGTAGTCACCCTGAGCAATGTCAGCATTACGAACATCACGAAGGCGCTCAACCATACGGTCAAGGCCCTGATCAGATTCTAGGAAGTCATAGTATGAGACAAGGAACTCAACAAAGTCCGGGTATTCCTTCACGAAATGAGAAGGGAGTGCCTGTTCTACTTTGCGACGGCGCAGATCGATTTCATCAATCTGGAAATCTGCGCCTCTTTCGCCTCTGCGTGTGAGTGTGTTGTTATCGGCCATTACGTCTCTCGGGTAGCATTAACAGACGTGGTGTCGCTGTCGATTTTCAAAAGGAGGTCACGTTGCGGTTTGATTGTGTTCTCATTGGCAGGCCGAACAGAGAAGCGAATACCGTCCTCGGAGTCTGGATAGCCAGACGGCTCGAAAGGAAGAAGGACCAGCTTGTTATTCGTGGTGTCAATATAACCAGCATCGTCAACCACAATGACTTCACCTTCGGAACCACCACGGAAAACTTCAAGCTGAGTGGAGCCTGTCTTGTTGCGCAGATAGCAGGTGTATGATGTACCGCCAACCGTATAGTTAAATGCCGTGGATGTAACCACAGAATCAAACTCGGTTACGGATGCAATCGGAGTAGTGAAAGACAGGTCGTAGCGAGCCTTCACGTTAAGAGTCGGCTTGAGGCGACGTTGAATCTTGACATCAGCAGCCACGGTCAGCACAGAGGATTCGCTGTCATCAATATGTGACATCAGGCGGGACTTGCGGAAGGCAGAGTTGAACGTTGCCAGATTGGTATCGCCATAGGCAAGGATCGTGTTCTTGATTTGGTTCTCAAGCTGGCTAGAGGACAACGGAGTCTGGCGGCTGTCGTAGTTCACATTGACATCAATCTCAAGATACTCGAACTTGGGATCGACGATCTCATGTCCTACCGTAATGATAGACTTGGGTGCAATGATCACGTCCAGCAGCTGAGTCTTCTGAGCATCAGTCAGAACCTCGGCCCCAGTCGGCTTCACACAGATGTAGACCTTACCAAAGTTCGGCGGGTCATTGTCTTCACCGCCCCAGACATTCAAGGTCTCAACAAAGTTGGCCTCGGACTGGATGAAGGTGGAGTAGTCATTGACGGTGACAGCCCGATTCTGAGCAGCAAACGCCTTGGGGGCATTGAAGCGGATAGAGTCGATACCTTCACGAGCAGAGCCGCCCGTGGAGTTAGACAGGGTAGAAACCTGAGCAGCATAGCCACCAAATGTAGCAGACGTAGCGAAGACAGATGCGCCATCAGCATCTGCACATGCAGACTTTAGGAACTCAACATCGATCACAGAACCAGCAGGCGGCTCTTTACCAATGATGCCATCCCCAAGGTAAATCTCGTAGTAGCCGTTGGGCGTCTCGTAGACAAAGTAGTTAGTGCTCTCTACGGTCAAGTCCTCTACCTTTGTAGGAACCGTGTAGGTCTCACCCTCTGTCGTGTTCAGGCCGTCCTTGACAGTCACGCTCATTGTCGTCGTGTCCATCTCGGCATTGGGAATCACATAGGCCGGATAGTCATCAGTATCTACGATGAAGCGTTTGTTCAGCTTCTTACCCTCGGTGACCGCAACGTCAACCGTGTAGCTATTGGAATTGGTAGCAGTGGCTTCGTCCAGCGTATAGAAGGTGTAGACCTTGTTATCAATACTGGACGTGAACTTGGTCCACTTGGGGATCAGGATGCCATCAGTCAGAGCAGGAACGCCCTGAAGGGTCAGACGCACAGAAGCCGTAGCGGAGCGGGCTGAGCGAGGCAGATACCCCAGAGGCTTGGCATGAGACACAACAGAGCCCCGAAGCTGCGCCGTGTCTAGGAAGGCCTCGTTAGAAGACATGTTGGCAATGAGAGCATTCTGATGCGTGTTCCATGCAAGGACACGCATCAGGGCCTGCATACCAGAGCCTGAGAAGTCATAGTCATTGAACTTACCCGATGTTTCGAAGTAAGTCTTCATCTTTGACATGATAGAGTCGAAGTCTAGGTTCGACGGGTCAAACTTAAATTCTTGTGACATTAGCGCAGCCTTTCAACAGTCGCCCGCAGCACTACAGTTTCATTGGTGCTAACGACTTGGAATTCGATGGTGATGTTTGCGGTGTTACCGTCCCGACGCATCGCAGCCTCAACCTTACGGATGCGGGCTCTCGGCTCATAGTTCTGGATCGTATTACGAACAGCCTGTTCAATTTCGTAGGCAGTGAACGAGTCATTGAGTTCGAACAGGAATGAGCGAATGCCAGCCCCTTGGTTGGGCGCAAACGGAACTTCGCCGGGGTTGGTCATGATGAGATTCTTGACAGCCTGCTTCACCGCAGCAGCGTCCTTAGAAG